GCACCGCCCGAAGGAATGTGCTTGTTTCCGTCAGTTGTTGGATGAACGTAGTTGTTTGCATTTGCTGCAATACCGTCTAACTTGCTCTTATCAGTAGAACTCATAAAGCCATGAACGGCGGCCGTTGCAATTCCGTGAGCCGCTCCGGTTGCCCCTACGTGCGAAGATGGAGTTGCATCTGTAATGCCGTAACCACCTAAAGTGGTTGGATTTGTGCCACCCGTTACGTGCCCGTTGGCATTGACGGAAACGCTACGATAAGTTCCTGCAACAACTCCCGATGCAGGGTGAGCGTATGGAGCTACCCAACTTCTGACACCCGCAATAGTAGAGGATAACAAATAACCATTACCTGTAGGGTTGCCATAATTGGACTCATAAGTAGTGCCCAACTTTCCCGTGATATAAGCAGCATCGATGTTGCCTAAGAAAGCCGTATTAATTGCGTATGCGTTGACCGCTCCTGTAAGCAACGTTTGCAAGGCTTCATAGTCTATTCCTGCGCCTGCTCCACCGCCGATGGTATTATCGCCAAGAGCGGATAATCCACCGTCTATATAAGCGTTTCCTTTGATATGCAATGTCTTAACCCCTGCATTATCTGTGATTTCAAAAATACTATCGAATATAGTCTTGTCTAATTTGGCATTCCAGGCTGTACGTTCAGCATCAGTGATAAAGCGATGGGTAGCGTCTTCCAAAACAGAAACAGCGCCACTTGCTATTGATATATTTGCACCTGCCTTAACAAGACCTAAGGTAGCTCCGTTAGCAGTTGCAACCGATATTACTCCACCTGAGACTCCGATGTTTGTTCCAATCTTAACAATACCGAAAGCCGCTGCGGTGGCGTAATCGGTTGTGTTTACTTTACCATTCATCATGCTAATTAAGGTAGTTCCACTATCGGATATACTACCTAGGAATGTCTCTAATTCCTTCCAACGATTGATTGTTGCATCGGCATTGGTTGCGCCAGTCAAAAAAGTAAGCAGTGTATTTGACACCTCGCTCAGAGAGCGATAGCCAACCGTTGTTGGGAGCGTTCCGCCTTTTAGCAAATTGAATAACCCGTCAATATAGGTCTGGTCTTTGAATGACCTTACGACGTCTGCGCTGTCACGTATAAATAATGTTGGGTCTGCTGCAAGATTATTAACGCATAACTCATAATAATTTAGCCCGGTTAAGTGTGCCCCCGCTGTGGCATTCACTGGAGGCTTTGCTATAAGCAAATCAGCCCCGGTTCCTTTGGGTGAGCTACTTCCGAAAAGTAGCAGTGTTCTGTCTTTTATTGCCATAATTAATATGTCCCCGATTTATAATAATTAATAATATCGAATAGCGTTTTCCCCTGCCTTGCGCTCAGCGCCTTATCTTCACCCTCATAATCTAATCCGTCATACAGGTAATTTTGAATATTTATAAAATACTCAACCCCGATAAAATCGTAATTCTCAATTCCGTTCTTGAAAGCAAATTTCGTATATGTCGTATCGGTCGATTCAGCTAGTAATGTTGCCTCTAATCCTATATACCTGTCAGCCGTTGAAATTCTAGCTAGATACTGCGCTTTTGTCTCGATAATCTTTCCGTTGGCATCGGTTAGGGCTCTTAGATTCTTCTCCTTGATATAACCGTTATTGATTAGCCAGTCTGAGAGGGCTTTTTCTGTCATTCCGATATCTCCTGAAGATGACATATACGTTTTAAAAAAAGCGGCCAACGCACCAGCTGTAGTAGCTCCCCATGTTTCGGCATATGGTGATTGCACAGGGAAAAGAGCCCCCTCGGTAAGTGCGAGGCTAGGAAAGTCAATTAACCGAGGGGGCACTGTAAAAGAAATCGCATCCGGCATCGTGATTGTGATGTCGGTTGGGAGAGCTTCTACCCTTTGTATATTTAAAAAGGGTTTGGCATCAGCGTATTTATAGGTAAAATCGTAGTTTGAAGGCAACTCCTTATCGGTGTAGGTCACGTTGCTTTCCGTTACGACGATCTGCCGAACGGAGCTGCCTGTATAGATATATTTTTTCTTGCTAGGGAAATAATCAAGGAGCCATTTCCTATCATAAAGATCCAGATAACCGGTATTCTTTTTAAATTTTCGTTCTGTATCAACTCTGTATTCTTCTGATACCTCATCAATCTCAGCAATATTATGAGTATGCTCTCCTGCGAAGTCTGTCTGTCCATATGCGCGGAAACAGTCAAGACCGCCTAAACTATTTTCAAATAATATCCATTGCTCTTCCTCGCTCTGCATTGCAGCAGGGTAGTAGCGTTGTATGTAACTCAACCTATTGCCGTCAGTATCTTTAACGCAGATATCGTAATACTGAGGCAATGTATTACTAAGCTTAGCACTGATAGCTGCGTACTGCGCGGGGATAGTATAAGCATTACCCGCTATCATGTTGATCAGCGTGAGTGTTTGCTTACTATTGTCCTGCATAGTTGCTTCAATAACCGCCGAACAAGCTACTACAGCATAGTAAGTTAAGAACTCAGGACTTGAGTAAGTAACAGGCTTTACCTGTGGTTGCCAGGTAAGGAAATTTGCTTTTAAAAAGTTAGCTGGGGTATTGGCCAACGCGTCCACTCCGGAGCGGATCACCCGGAAGGTGATATCTGTTCCGGATATTGTCGCAGTAAAATCAGCAGCGATATCCGGTTGAATGTATGGATCGGCTGTCTGGGCAAACAGATAAGACAGATATCCTTCAAGCACATTCTTCACGTCTATAGTTACAACTCCGGAAGTCCCTGGGCCGTAAGTCTGTGATAGGATTATATCCGCGCCTTTTTTCAGCACAAAGCTCACCACTTCGGAACTGCCAATTTTGAACGGCTTTATGTTTCCGAGCATGGATAGTGATAATGGTTGATCTAATATGGTCATATCTTTATTTCTTTAGGGCGAATTTATTTGTTTTTTGATGAAAATTAAAGGACAATCTATTGTACTAGGTTAATACCTGGAATAGTTCTCCAAACTGTTTTGGTTCAGATATAGGTTCATATAACTTAGTTGTATAGAATTCAGACTCAGCAGGCTCATTCTTGCCTCCAATTGCATACTTAAGATTTTTTATGAATAACTTTTGTCCATCAAGCAGAACCGGCTTATGAGAGGAGATATTATTCTTAAGTGAATTATTTAGCAATAACTTTGCTTTAACGGGGAAAAGTGAGTTCCGAAGAAGTAAATCATAACTCCGATAAAATTTTTCATATAGGCCATCAGGGCCTGTATAGCATAGAGAGTAATCAAATAGCTTTTGAGCCGCGTCTGTTCCGTCTGCTCTATAATTAGTTATAGTACCCCTTGGCATTTTCCTATCAGAATAGAAATAATAAAAAGCTAAGATAGCCGATTGTTTTATTTCTGATTCAGAAGAAGCGCTCTCAGTAGTAGCGCTTGGATTATCTGGTACAAAAGAAGAATGAAGCCATACTCCAGGGCCCACATAAAGCTCTTCTGTAAAGAACTTAAATGCCTTGGAAAAAGCCGCAGCATCCTCTGCTATAGAAAGAGTGAGTATAGGCAGACAATCAGGTACAGAGATTTCTTCAGTAGTAAGTTTATCATTAGAACCGTAAGGAATAAAAGGCGTTGCTACTTTTTTATACTTAGTGACATTGCTTTCTACAAAAGATGTAAAAAAGCATCCATTTACTTTATTGTAAATAACGTTTTGCTTTTTTTCTTTTAGCGTAAATAAGTTATCATACTCATCTATATTATATCGATCTGAAACGTGCTCCTCTGACTTTAATGAGATCTGTTTATATTCAGAAGGAAATTCTATATTCATAGGGGCAGTCAATTTAGAGGTCAGATCAATTGAAGGCGAAGACTTCAATTCTGCATCAAACAGAATTATATTCATTTGTTTATTCGCCTCGTCTGGGATAAATTCGCAGTGAAATTTCTTTCTGAATATATCAAGTAATTCGGAGAAGGTAATATCTGGAACAAGATCAGCGAGTTTAATCGTTCCATTTAATAATGTGTCGGATACGTTATTAACAAATACCATATCTATAAATGGCTTCGTAAGCGTGAAAAAGTTATCATTTAGGGTATATCCTAAATATTGGAATGCACGCTTTAATAAATAATTAGCCCGAATAAAGGGAGACATATATGATCCGACTGGATAGGAGATAGTCTGTGTTCCGATAGTTACAGAATGTGGAACGGAATAATAAAACACTCCATCGTGCATACTATCTACCCAGTCAGACCAATCATCATCAAGATAAGTTGTCTTGTTGTACCACTGTCCATATCTATTAATATATTTATAATCATTCGTTGTAGAATCATCACCATCAACAAGGATAGGGAATATAGCAAAATTTGGGTTTGCCCCCTCTACCAATGACCGGCAAAAAGCAATAGCTTGTTCAACTGTTGAGATACCAGGAATTGTCTCTTCACCAAATATTTCATTTAAAGTGATTTCATCCATTTTAGAGTAAAAAGCGCCCTCATTCATATAGAAAGAAGTTGATATTTCTTTCTTACGTTCAGATCCCAACACAGCCTGTCGACATGGCATATAATAATCCCCATCCTCTATTATAGCAGATATTCGCTGAGGAACTTTATTTTTATTACTTAGTTGATCAGGAAATAAAAGTAATTTTCTGTTTTGTTCCGTATCCGGCAAAGATACTGGGTAAGACTGTTCGCCTTGTTCGCTAAAGAAAGGGTTAGTTCGTTCGCAATCAAGTACTGTGTCCGGAAACAGATGGTAAGGTGCACCAGTCTCACTATTTATTATCTTCATTGTTATTATCTTTTTGATCCTATACTTTTCGACTTATTTCTCAACGCTTGTTTGCGATCTAATTCGGTTAAATAAACCCCGGCAACAACTCCATTTTCATCAAGACTAGATAAAACCTTCAGCAGCTTATCAATAGCAGCACCAGGTATTGAGTTACTCGGAACATATTGCACTTGAGCATTATTTGAAGAGACGGTTTTACTAATTGATCCTCCATTTTCATAACCGGCAGCACGCGCTCGAATTACATTATTCAGATCGAGTGTGCGGATAGTGCCAGCCTGTTGCGCCTTGTCTATTAGGCTAAGGAAAGGAGCAACAGTAGGATTATTCACTGCAGCATTACTTGCTACCCATTCCTTGCTTCTGCCGGTAGGTCCTTCGCCAACAATCACAGTGGGTTTATCAATAAACCCACGTGCTCCGGGATCATAGTCAGCACCAGGGAAAAATTTACCATCTTGTGCGCGGGTAACATCTATCTTACCACCGCTTTCTCTTCCGGTTGCTACGCGTGCGCCTCCGGTAGTTGAAGAAGCACCACCACCAACGGTCATGTTCTTAATCTTCTCACGTTCAGCATTGGCACTGGCTAGTTGCGCAGCTCCGGTGATACCCATTAATACGGAAGCAACCACAGCAGCAGGGAAAGGTAAATCTGTATAAACCTTCATTATGGATACAGCTGTATCGGCAATAATCTGAGAGGCCTTTATTGCAAAGTTCACATCGGCATACTTTTTCTGTATGTCTAGTTTCTTTTGTTCCTTTTCATTTTCCAGACGAGCAACCTCTTCCGTATTTCCTTTTGCAGATTCTATTTCAGCATCATACTTTGCATCCACATTATCCATTTCAGACTGTTGCAAGGCATTAACAGCACCACTAAACAGACTGCTGTAATAATCAAACTGTTTCTTATAAGAGTCACGTTTTAAGTTCTGAACCGCTTTCTCATACTGTTCCTCATTAATAGTTTTGTCTTTAAGGTGACCCTTCAACTGCTGCAATTCAAGGTCAAATTGTTGCTGTTGATTTAACAGACCATATTGATTTCTAATCTGGTTTATCTTACTTTCACTCTCTTCTGTTAAATTTATCTTAGCTTGTGCATAAGACTCATCCAGTTCGGCCGTATCAAGATTATTTTTTTCGGCCATTTCTTTACGAGCCTGATATGCCGAATCAAGGACCTTCATCTGCAAAGCCAAATCTTCGCCTACTGTTGTAAGTTTAAACTCTGTTTTGAAATCCTTAGTCAGGTCATTTAGCTTTTGTTGCTGAGCAGAGCGAGCTTTTGCATTTGCCAGATCGGAAGACATAACAGCTTCGTTTGCTTTATCTACAGCATCCGCTTTCAACTGACCGTTTTTAAGTTCTAAGCTGTTAACGTCAGAAAGGAACTGTTTTTCAACTTGAAGGCGATTCTCTGTATTCGCCACATCAAGAGAAAGCGTTAACATGTCATACTGATCTTTCGTTATGGTCTTTTCAGCAAGACTATTTTCAAGATACGCTTGATTTGATTTATATATTTTATCCTGATCGGAAAGATCATCCTGGCGAATCTTTTCAAGATTAGAAACCTTTTGCTTCTCAAGCGTTATTTCATCTGTAATCTGCTTAGTTCTAAGGTTCACTATCTCGTTATCATAAGCAGCTTGTTTCTTTTTGTCCTTAGTATTTTTACTGAACGATTCAAGTTTTGCAATACGCTGAGCATAATATGAGATATCACTTTCAAGAATAGTTTTATTTATTTCTTCCTCCGTTTGCTCCTTCTCAGCGCCTATCAGTTTTATTTTATTTATCTGCTCTTCATGCAGAGTTTCCATGTTCTTCAGAGCAATAGCATTGTAGTCTGTTTTATCTTTATTCCCACCGCCTGCTTTACCACCACCAAACTGACTATTATAAACTTCCTGGGCAATGTTCTTATATTGACTTGCAGCATTCTTTTCGTCTTTAAGCCAGGCTGAAAGTTTAGCTTTATTCATACTCATAAAGTCAGTCCTGGCTTTTGATTGAGCTTTATTTTCCGCTACCTGTCGTGTAACCATCCGGTCAATATCATCACCGGTTATCTTAGCTAACTCAGCATTAATACCGGCAAGGTCAGCCGAATTTTGAGAAATACGTTTGTTTAGTTCCTCTTCTTCCTGAATAGTGCGTTTACGATAAGTAGTTGTTTGTCCATAAGATCCGGCATGTTCTAATACAGTTGGCTTTACATATTTTGAAATTTTATCATCAGTGAGCTCTTTTTGTAGTTTTGCCTTCTGTTCTTTAAGGTCGGCAATAGCTTGTTTATTCATATATCTCAGCCGAGCCTTTTCAGCATTAATAAATTCATAGACTTTTCCAGTGCTTATTCCTATTGCATTACCGTATTTATCCCACGCTGTTATGGCCGATGGCACAGCGGTTGCAATACTATTAATCACTGTATTAAGTTCTATATGTTCCTGTTTGGTAAGATTTCCCTTGCTAGTAAGTTCATCATATCGTTCGGCTAGCGGAGAAAGAGAGCCTTCCAGTTCGACTACCTTATCAAACTGATCACTAAACTGATCGGTTATAGGTTCAATAGCATCTCCAAGGTCCTGAACAAATTTAGAAGAAGAGGAAAGAACACTTTTGAAAAAAAGGCTCCAAACGCTTCCCTATCTTATTAAACAATCCATCCATAGTATCACCGAAGTTACTCTCCATTCCTTCAAGTTTATTCATTTGTACAGCCATACTACCTTGCACGCCTTCCAGGTTACCAAGAGAAAGCAAATATTTTGTAATCGCTGCATCAGTGTTTTGAACCTCTGTAGTAACCCCTTTGAATGTATATTGAGTCGTATCACCACTTTTCTTAGCAGTGATACCGAACTCTTTCAATCGTTCATTCTCTCCTGCAATACCATCAAGTAGTGCCTCAATAAACCGATCGGTGCTTTTACCTAAATTTGAAGCGATGTCTCCTATGTTTATAAGCTGTCCTTTTGTTGGGTTTATTCCCCTATTTATAAGTTTAATAAATCCTTCCGTCCATTCAGATAATGCTCCTGGACTATCCTTCGCTATTTGCTGCAACATCTTCATTGCCGTATTCGCCTTTTCCTGTGATCCTAGAGTATGGGTTAACATAGCTTCGTATTTGGAAAACTCCTTTCGGGTTTCATAGGATTTCATACCTATTACTCCCAGATATTCTACAAGCTTAACAGAGATAAAAGCCACTGCAGCAGCTTTAAGTTTAGAAAGCATAGAAGCACTAAGATCGAATTCCTTATTAACTTCTTTTCCATTGGTACGCAGGTCTCCCATTCTCGACTTTACTTTTTCAAGTTCAGCGGCTGTTTTAGCATATTCTTTTGGATTTATGGCTTTGGCTGTGTTATCTAATTGTGATTGTAATTCCTTAGCTCTCTTCTTAAGTTGAGCCATAGAAAGAGCATTAACATCCAGCTTGCTTGTAAGCTTTGATATCTCTTTTTGGTTCTGGCTTATTTTATTGGAGTATTCCTTGGCAGATGCAGCAAGGTTTTTATACTCCTGAGTATTTTTTTTACCTTGTGCTTCAAGCTCTACCATTTGGTTCTTACGTGCACGTTCCTCTTTTGCCAGAGATTTGTTCTCTTGAGTCAACTTATGAATATTCTGCTGTGCTTCCGCTGTTTCTGCAGATATGATGTACTTTATTTCGTCTTCCGATAAATGCTTACCCATATACAATATTTTTTCAGATTAAAAATCGATTAAAGAAGAAAGATCGTCATGGCTAACGCCAAGACCGGATTCCAATTGATCTTTGATATATTTTCTAATATCCTCTCTGAATCCATATTGAAGAGTGGGGAATGTTTCGCCGTAAAGAACACCCCAAACAACGCGATTATATAAAGCAAGCTTTTTCCGTTGATGCTTTGAAATACGGTCGTTACCTCGTTTGTATCTTATATCAAGGAATCTAAGGTAAGGCAGCACACGAACGTAGTAGATTGATTTATTACCTAAGTTTTCAGAACTGAATGGAGCCATTTTAATGTGATCCATAAGATCACCGGTAATGATATTCAGGTTGGCAGAAACAACTTGTTCCTGTTCC